ATAAAGTCCCAGTAAAGCGGCCCTGCTTTAGCGAAGTGGTGTTCAGTCATCGTTCTCTCCCTTGATAAGTGCGGTGATGTAGCAGATACTGCAATTGCCATTATCGCCTCTCATTGGTTCGCACACGCACTCGCTTTGAAGTAGTGCAATGATGCTTTCACGCTCCGCGTTAATGCCTTGTTCAAACCATGCTTTGCTATCAGTCATTAGACACCACGCTTATGTTCGCCATGGTCTTTGCGCCATAGTTTCTTTGCTTCTTTTAGTTCTTTCTGCCAAGCATCGACCCTGATGCTTCCGTCATAGGTCAGGCTTACTGACATTGCGCATTGGTTGCATGAGTATGTGTATGTGAATTTCATACGATTGCCATCCTTTCGAATTGTCCTGCTGGTTTGGTGATGAATGTGAGTACACCGCGACGACCCATTGCGCCGTACTTTTGTTTGAACCATGTGCTCTCTGATTCGAGTGCTGGTGTGGTGATGATGAGACGATCGCGGCGTGAGCTGATTTGGAACTCGTGTTCGTGGCCGTGGATGAGGATGTGGCCTGAACCTGCCGGGTGGTTGTTGAACGTCTGCTTCTCCCACCATTCCATTGCTTTACCACGCGACCATTGATGGCCGTGGATGAGTACGAAGTTAGTACCGTTCACTTCGAGTACCAAGTGGTCCTCGTCTTTGCCGGGGACATAGAGCGAAACATGTCCGTATCGTGCCGGATTGAGTGCCATCGCCTCACCGACTGCGATTGCTGATTCAGTAGCGTGACCGTCAGACGCGTCAGTTGTTTGGAAGCGTTGTATGTCATCGTGATTACCGTTGACAATACCCACAGTAATGCTCGGTGCTTCAATGAATGTGTCAATGGTCCGTAGGAGCATTCGCCTAAACACACGTAGTTGCTCTGAGATAGTGAGATCAGACCTGTAGAAGTTTCTGCCCCCTTGAGACTGATTCCCTTCAAGGTGATCACCGAGTCCGGCGATGAGAACACTTGGCCGTCTTTGGGCCAGCCAGTCGGATCGTGCTGTTGCCAGGCTCTGCGACCACGCACGGATAATTCCTTCGGTGCCGTCGCCATCTGGTTTGCCAAGTTGGCTATCCCCCATCGCGAATACAAAGAGTTCGTCTGTTGATTGTTCTGCACGTTTGACTGCCTTTCTTTTGGTGAGTTGGATTAGGTCGTCAACTAGGGATTGACGGTCTACTCGTTTACTGATTTTGAATGTGTATGACCATGCGCCGCGTGTGACGGCTGGTGCTTGTCGCCCGGTGTCGTCGTATGGTTTGTCGCGTGGCCACGCGTTCGGGTTGTATTTGGCTGTGAGCATTGTGGCCACATAACCGTCGGGGATGACACCGCCGCGGCCTGTGATGAATTCGTGCAGCTGCTCGTGTGCTAGTTCTGTGGCCGTAGTGACGCTGATGACGGATTCGTCTCCGGTTGCGTTCCATTCTTGGGTGAATACCGCAGCACCCCGACCGTCAGGAGTAGTCGGGGGCTGTGGGGTATTCAGTAGATCGTCAAGCATCGGGGTCGGTTAGTTCCTCGATGGTTTCGACTGTGGGTTCCTCGCCGGGCATTGGTGTGGGGTCGATGCCCATGAGTTCGCAGAGTATGCGTGTTTGGGCGACGATTGCTTCGACCTGTTTTTCGATTTCGTAGATGCTAGCCATTAGTTTGCCTTTCGCATGTTTTGCAGTCTCCGTGTCGGTGTGACCGGATGGATGATTCTTGGTTGGGGCATCCGATTGATTGGACTGTTTTCCAGATGTGGCGTAGTGGAATGTCCTCGTTGTCCATTGCTCGCCAGAATGCGTTGCGGTCATCCTCGGACAACGTCATGAGCCAGAGGTTGAGTTTGCATGCTTTGGTTGGTGTTTTGGTGACGGTGTTGAGCATGGTTTCAAAGTTCATCCGGCCACCTCGATGATGACGAGAACGATGGCTATGAGGCTGATCCAGATTGCGAGGCCTGTGAGTACGATTTGTGTTCGTTGTTGCCAGAGGCGGCGTTGGTACATGCGCATTTTGTATGATTTGTGCATTAGAAGGGTGCCTTGTCGTCGGTGGGTTTTGTGGCCCATTCGTTGTTTACGTCGGGTGAGGCGACTTCGGGGCCGCGGAGGACTTTGACGACTGGGTTGTTGACGTTCAGGTCGATGGATCGTTTGGTTTCGCCCTGGTATTCGTATTCGTTGATTTTGGTGGAGAGTTCCCCGGTGACTTCGACGAATGCCGAGAATTCGGGTGCTGGGATTGCCCAGACTTTCCACTTCTTGTCGAATGTGCGGCCGTCGTTGAGACGGATTGTTTCGAGGAGGATGAAGCCGCGGTCGCCTAGTGGTTTGTCGACGATGCCTTCGATTTTGATAAATGCCATGATTATTCGCTTTCTGTTCCGGTGTTTTCTTTGAGTAGTTGCAGGGCGTACTTCAATCCGTTTGCGTATCCTGCTGACCTGTTGTGCAAGGTCATGTCGTAGTTTTCGTTCGCGTCTTGTATTGAACGATTCTCGTCAAGCTCTGCGTTTAGTTGGTGTTCGAGAATTAGCAGGATGGCTTTGCGTCCGGCTTTGCAACCCTCTATCCAATCTTTTTGGTTCATTACTTCACGGGCCTTTCTGGGTCGGTCAGGTACATTTCTCCACGCTCGTTGAGAAGCAAGTTGCTCTCACCGTAATGGTTGCCGTACCGGATTATCTGAATGTAGTTGTGGTTACCCAAACGTGGGTAGAGGCGGCGCATGTATTCGGCCAGATGTCCAAATCCTTGAATGCGTCCTCGAATGTAGCGGTCGAGCAGGTGTTCGCGATCTATCTCGTTGATGGCCCCGACTTTTTGAAGCTCTAGGAGTAGGTGCTTCATTGCGCCGATGACTTTTGGTTGCGGAGTTTCCATGATTCTTTTTCCTTTCTCCATTGTTCTTGTTGCCAACCGTAGCAGGTTTTACATTCCCAGTCTATCGTTTTGTGTTGCTGGCATTGTGGCGTGTCGCCGCCGGAGGCTTGGGCGACCGTCGCAACATTTCTATGATCATGGTTTTGTAAGGCGGTCGCGCCCTGCCCGGAGGGCGGCGCACCGCCGGCTTTAGTTGTTATCTGTTCTTTATGTACTTGGGTGTCCTGGAGTACACCCCTTTTGGTCGTAAAAGACACCTCTGAGGTGTCCTGGAGTACACCAACGGGTGTACTGGAGTACACCCCTGTGGATAACACTCGGTACCTGTTTGTGCCTTTGAATGCGTCACGTTTCTGCACCTGAATTTGCCCGGACTGTTCCAGTTCGCGCAAAATCCGTTGAACCCTGCGACGTTTCAAACCGACATAGGCGGCGATGGTGTCGATTGCTGGCCATGCTGTGCCGGACTTCGTTTCGTTCGTGTGGTCGGCAATGACGATGAGTACCAGTTTGTGTGCTGGGGATTGCTGGGTGGATCGTATGACCTGTTTGACGAGTTTGAAACTCACTTTTTCATCCAGCAGATGACGCATTGAAAGGTGGTTTTTTCGCCGACCTGTAACCAATGGTGGTGGTGTGGTTGTTCCATGGGGACTCCAATTGGAATCCCCCGGCCTGCTAGCACAGAACCGGGGGAAGTTGTAGGGGAATCGTGCTAGCGATTAGTGGTCATCATAGTCGTCTAATGCGACGACCGATACCCAGACACACAGATTTTCTGTTGCGGCGTGTTTGACAACACCTAGCGAGTAAACCTGTTCGTCTCCCTCGGAGAATGCCCCGGCACGTTGCATGCCGTCGAGGATTGACTTGGCGAGGTTGTCTACGTCTTGTTTGGCGTGACGATCTGTATGCACGTTGATTGTTACCCGGAGTCGACCGTTCAGGGCCAGCATGCCGTACTTGTCGTTCCATGCAGCTGCGACCAGTTTCTCGTAGTCAACTGTTGTTTTGGGTGTGTAGACCCCACCCATTTTGGTCATGCGTGGTCTGCCTTTTGGTACGGCTCGACCGTCGATGCGGAACCGTAGCAGGTTATCCATTGAGTGCTTTTTTGCGGGCCGTAAATTCGGCTATGAGTTTGGTGGAGTCGCCGGAGTCGACGGCGCGTGACCATAGCAGGTTGAGTTCGTCGAGGGTTGCGGCGGTTTGTACGTCGATTGCGGTGATTTGCGCCTCGGATGGTGCGCCCCGTTCCGCTTTCTGCATTTCGGTACGACTCGCGCGGTTTTTTGATGTGGTGAAGTTTGCTGTGGCTAATGCTCGACCGATTGCCGAGGTTTCAGCGTTTTCGTATGCGCTGGTCATGTTTGCCCCGGCACCGCCGTCAATCTCAAACGCTAGCCCTGTGCCTCGTGGTCGCAGCTCGTCGAACACAAAGAACACTTCGGCATAGACGCGCCATTGTTTGCGGTCGCGGTCGGCATCGGTGGTTAGATCGCGTGTGAGGATTGCACCGTTGGGATATTTTTTCCAAAATGCTTCGATGCGTTCTTGAACTGTTGCGTAATCTGCCAGGTTGAATCTAGCCATTTTGCATCTCCTTGTAGTTGTTGAAATCGGTTATGAATCGTTGTGCTACTTCGATTAGTTGTTCAATCATTTCTTCGTCACGGAATATGACGACCCATTTGGGTTCGAGCCATGCTGGTACAAATTCGCCGTTGTCGGCTGTGGCACGAAGTAGCCAACCGAATATGCATTGTTGTGCCCCGGTGACATGCATTTGCCATTGCACTTGTCGACGATACTGAATTGGGATTGCGCTGCCCTCCCAGTCTTTGCCAGTCGTTTTGACTTCGGCAATAACTGACCAGTTGGCGTTGAGGCCGTCGGGGGTTGCAAGGTGCCAACGGTAGTCGTCGTCACCGCGGATTAGCCAGTCGTTGTGTTTGATTTCGAATCCGCCGGGCAGGTTTTCTACGATCCATTGTTCCCAGTCGCGCCCAAACTTCATGTAGGCGTTATCGACGACTTCGTTGTCCTCGGGGAATAACGCGTTTTGTAGTTCGGCATCGTATCCGGCAGGGCCTGATGCGGCCTTGGCAACGGTTGTGGCTGACACACCGTATTGGCGCGCCTTGTACCATTCATCGGTCTGTGACCGGGCGACCATTCTTTCGTTGTTCATTGAGTACCTTTTCTCCATACGCGAGCATACGTTGAGTAAAGGTTCTCATGGAGGTACGACGTTCTATTCGGGTGCGTGTCTTGTCGTACCCGGACATG